GGAGCGCGTTATGAGATACAGCGGTAAGAGTAATAATTGGGGGCTTGCTGTTGGTGGTCCTGCTCATGGAGACCTAATAGTGTTCTCCGGAATGATCTATCGTATCCCGCGAGTGCGTGACTTAGAAAACTTTACAAAAGTATCAGACAACGTGGGTGCCATGATTAGCATAGACTACCACGAGTACAAGTACACAGTAGATAACGCTGGCGAGTGTATGTGGGTTTATATAGTAACAGACCCTGATGAAGCAGAAGACATGGCGGATACAGCATGAGCACACCTTATAAACCAACTACTGCCCAGATCATTGCGTTGGACAAGTGGGAAGCCCGCGTCAAAGATACGCCTAACGCTTGGTTTGATGCACCGCTTGTAGCTGTCTCGAAAGAGCGCCCAAGGACAGGCAAGTCAGGCCACATGTATACGCCAAAGAAGACGCAAGACTTTGAGCGGGCTATCGCTAGCTGGTATAAGAAGTCTGGCAACAAGATTTTCACACACGCGCTTGAGGTCACGATCAACATCAAGACCGTCATCCCAGAAAGCTGGCATTCAACTAAGCGTTTGCTGGCTCTGCGTGGGCTACTACTCCCCACTCGTGGGGATTTAGACAACCAGATCAAAGCAATAACAGATGGCCTGAACGGGGTCGCCTACTTAGACGACGTGCAGATAAACCGCATTATAGCGGTACGCACATACGGAACAAAAAGCAATATCCATGTGATGATCCAACCTATCGGACTGTCATCACAAGAGGTTGAGCAAGCACTCTACACACTGAAAGCAGCACACAATGACCAACGGAAAACTTATAAAGGCCGCGCTTAAATGGGCTAAGGATGGCGTACCAGTGTTCCCTTGCGGGCCTAATAAGGCACCGCTTACCACTAACGGGCACTTAGACGCCAGCACTGACCCCGCTCAAGTAGCATTCATGTTTGAAGAAATGCCGGAAGACACGATGATTGGTGCCCAGATGGGCAAGACCAGCGGGCTATTTGCGTGTGACTTCGACCTGTATAAAGCAGGCGCAGAAGACTACATGCGGTATCTCATCGACAAGGGTCTGCTAACAGAGACACAGACACACCTTACGATGTCTGGCGGTCTGCACATGATCTACCGTAGTGACCAGCAGCCCAACGTCAAGCCTGCTATAGGCGTTGAGATTAAGGGTGAGGGTGGGTACGTTATAGTACCGCCTTCCAACGGGTACACCATTGAGTCCACTGGCATCGCGCAGGCCGACCCCGCGCTAATTGCTGAGTTGCTGCGCTCACAAAAGCAGAGTTCAACCTCGACCGTTGACCACCTAAAGCGCCAAGTTTTATCCGGCAAAGCATTCCATGACCCACTGGCGCAGATCGCCGCACGGCGCTCAGCGTCTGGTTGGTCAGTAGAGAAAGTTCAGCGCGAGTTGCTGGACGTACTAGGTGCTAGTGCAGCTAGCGCACCAAGCCACCCGCGTCACGAGCGCTGGTTAATTCTGATTGAGGATAGAGGCGAAGAGCTATCCCGAATAGTGGGGACTGGAAATGAGAAGTTTAATTCCAACGCAAAGACAGAAAGAGCGAAAGCAAAGGTCGGAAGTGATACTTTTAATGGACTTGCTAGAGACACTAGCTCGTTCTTCAATGACAGGGGATCGAGTGACGAGAGTGAAGACGAGGCTGGCTCTAGCGAACCTGATGAAGAAGATGACGTGGTTGGAGACTGGCCTTTCGCGGCGTCTGGTTACAGTGCTTCAACGAGACGAGATATTAGTAGCCAAAAGTATATCGCGTACCCATTCTTCGCAGAGCGGGAGAGCGTCCTGATTGCAGCGGAACCGAAGGCAGGTAAGACTGCAATCGCTCTGACCATTGCAGCAGCCGTAGCAAGCGGTACTGGCTTTGGTGACGCAATCCAGATCGCTGAGCCACGTCCTGTCCTGTACTTCACACTAGAGGGCGCACGGGCAGTAGAGCTACGTCTAGAGGCGATGCGCGTTGACTGCGAGAACGACAACAAGCCAGAGCCAGAGCTAGACAAGCTATTTGTTATTGACCGCCCGCACAACTTCTTGGAAGCGGACAAGCAGACAGCGAACTGCGCTAACATAGCGCTGCACAGTGCGAAGTGTCAACAAGAGTGGGGAGTAGACTTAGGTCTGATCGTCATCGACACACTGACTAAGGCAATGGCTGGTGGCGATCAGAACAGCGTTGAAGACACGTCGCAAATGTTTGAAATGATCGGCAAGCTCAGGGAGTTTGGAGTTGATGCAACCATCGTATTTATCCACCACTTATCTAAATCAGGCAATGTTCGAGGGTCTACAAACATCGAAGCCGAAGTCGATGTCGTCCTCGGAGTGGCTAAGATTAAAGACAGCAGCGACGTATGGCTCAACATCCGCCGCGCGCGCTCTATTGACGACGACACAAGTTACCGCTGGGCTTTCAAAAACGTCGATCTGGGAGAGACCGTCCAAGGACACAAGCTATCTGCACCGGTCATGGTCCTCCAAGGAGCAGAAGCCCCCACTGGTGGGGAGAACAATGCCCGTGATAATGTGCGCTGGGCGGCAATTTGCAAAGCACTCGTTACTCTTGGAAATGGTGAACATGATGTCTCGCAAGTAGTCCGCGTGCTTCACGAGTACGTCGCAGCACCAGTAGGCAAGCGGCCTAACTATTTCACAGCAGCAGTGCAGACGCCGCTCAAAGAAATGTTTGGTAAGAAGTTCTCGTGGGCGTTTGGAGAGGCACATATGACCTTGCTCCGTAACGCCGACGAGAGTATTAAGGGTATCCAAATACGCGGTGTCTAGAGCCGCTGGCGCATAAGGTCCAGTAACCACTGCCCACCGTCAGCACCTTTACCAAGGATTTGCGAACCTACGGAAGGCGGTGCGTTAGGGTCTGTGTCAGTAGGCCCGCCCATTAGACCAGCACCAGTACCACCAGCTATAGGAACAGCCTTAGACATTTCTTGCCCTGCCTGCACAGCGTTAAGGGCTGAGCTATCCCCACCGCGCGTTAAGTACGCAGCACCCTCAGCTAAGTTAGAGCGCCCTACCTCACTTGCAGTAGGAGTCATCTGTTGTCCTGTAGCACGTTGCAGCAAGCGGCGAAGTGCAAAGGGCGCACCCATACCACCACTACTGTCGAGCGCCATGCGCGTGTCGATTGCCAAGTCACTACCAACGCGGGTTTTAGTAACACCGCTTAGATTTTCCATACCAGCGGCAATAGCCTCTTCTGATCTGTTCATGTTGACAAGCTCAGTAGTGCGCTGACGCATGACATTTACTGCGTCGTCGCCTATTACCGCAGCTAGATCATCTAGTCTACCGTCGCGTAGAGCGCTTGCAGGATCACTAGCACTCTTAGCTAGTGAGTACATTCTGAACCTACCGCCCTCACCAAAGGCTTGCGTTGATAGCGCAGAGTGGTTGCCCTGCAAAAAGATTTCAGCGTCTGCACCGTCGAGACCGGTTTTAGATATGATACTTTGTCCGAACTCATACGCATTGCGCGCAGCTTCCAAGTCACCGTAGGTGTTCTGCAACGTAGCGAACGTGCTGTTGCGGCGCAGTAGTGTGTTCAAGTAGTTCTGCGCAGCTTGCAAGTTACGTGTTGGCAGTGCTGTTGTGTTAGCGTTAGAGGCGTTGGCGCGGATGCGCCGATACACTTCGTTACCTAGTTCTTTGCGGATTTCGTTGACTTCGCGCATAGTCACGTTCTCACGGCCAGCAGGCCCTTGCACAATCTCCATGATGCGGGTTAGGTCATCGCTAGCTGTTGTGGTAGTATCGTCAACCAGTCGTGTGATGCTGTCCCGAAGAGTGGGGACTGCCTCAGAGTATCGTGCATTGTCCATAGCGTTAAACAAGTCGTCGTACTTAGGTCTAAGAGCCTTCTGAGACTGATTGATAAATGAGTCAAACTGGGTCGGTGTGCGTACATCGGGCGATCTGATTGCGGTCAACATAGCGTCTCGGTAGTCAAACTCCATAGCGCGACGAGTAGACAACAGCGCTGCGCCTTGCCGCTGGATAGCTGGATCAGGTGACGTCATCAAGTTTTGCAAGCGCGGTGTTAAGTTTGGATACAAATCTGAAATGATTTTATCTGCACCCATGTCATCGACAATCCCGATTGCCTGCTTAAGCGGTAGGTCTTGCCCGTTCTGTGCTGCGGACGCTCGCATAGATGCGTACAACTGGTCGCCAATCTCTCGCTGAATTTCGTTAGTGCCGCGACCTTTTACGATGCGATAAGCACCGCCTAGACCTTTAAATACTGCCGCGCCTACGCCAGCAAGAGCAGCAGCACCTAGACCAGCACCTACAGACTCACGCAAAGATGAGTCTGAGTTGAGTTCGTAGAACACTTCTTCACCAAATGCAGACATCATAGCAGGCAAGACAATGCTACCTGCCTTCATTGTTGACGATATAGCCATCGACGGACCAATGCCCAGCATAATTGAGCCAGCAACGTCGCCAGCTAGCGACGCCATTTTGTATTCTTCTCTAGCTGAAGCGAGGTTTAAGTTGACGTTGTTCTTGGCTTCTTCACCAGCAGCGTTAGCTTGTTCTTGGTTACCGCCTGCAAGTAGAGTATTGACGCTAGCTTTGCCGCCAGCCAAGGTGTCGGCAAGACCGCCTAGTGTGCGGTCAGCCATTGTTTGAGCGCCAGCTTCGCTAGCACTTTCGGCGCTCCTAGACAGTAGGTCCAAAGTCCGGTCAACTGGTAGCATGGTTGAGGCAGCGATGTATGCGCCGCCTGCTATGTTGTCCTTAACCGTCCCGCCAATTTCTACCATGTAGTCAGCAATAGCGCCTAACGCTGGAGCAGTCTCTAGCACGGGCGCTTCTGGTGGTGCTTCGTTGACAGGCAAACCAAACTTGTTAGCCAGCGCAGACATCATAGGGGCACCGCCTGCCGCCTCGCCTGCATTTTGCATAAACTCAGCAATGGCTCCACCGTTGCCCCCACCAGTGGGGACACTATTTTCTGCGTTAGCAACGGGACCGACTGGTGCAGGTTGTTCCATAGTACCAATAGACACTTGACCGTCGTCGTTTTGCGCAGACTGTCTAGCGAACTCTTGCGCAGTTTGTTTTCCAGCAGTACCGATTTCGATGTCAGCCATGATTACTCACCTCCTGCGAATGTAAATCCTGGAATGCCGTAAGTCATGTACTCTCGACTTCCATCTGGATAAATTGCTATAAAGAAGTCGCCTTCTGCAATCTTACCGTCTGCTGCCAGTACATCAGTCATTTCTCTGACAGTAGCTAAGTCAGCGGGACCGTTAGGCAGGTTTATCACAGGGAAAATGTCTGACCGCTGTTGATTGTCAGTAACGAATTTCTCCATAGCTGCCTTGTCATAGTAGCTAGCGTCATTCTGGTGCTCATTAAGATACTGGTCGCGCAACCGCGACTGTTCTTTAAGCATTTCAGCGCCGCGCAGGTGGTACTGTGAGACCATGAGAAGGTTAGTACGGGTGTCACTAGCGTTAGCTCCTGACAGCAAGTACATCTTGGCGTCAAAGTCAGACGACGAACCAGAACCAACAACACGGAATGTCCCGACAGACTTCTTAGCGATTGACTGGACAACCCGAAGTGGGCCACCTTCCTCAGTTAGCAGACCAAGGTCAACACCAAAGGTGTTAGCTAAGTTAGTCAGCGGTAACATGAACTTCTCTTCGATGACACCACTTTGGAAAGCAGGGTCCATAGCTGCCTGACGCATGATGCGCATGTCAGCCGCCAGCCGTTCGCTCTTGTTAAGCTCCGTAGTGATTATCTCGTTCTGCGCGGCGATTTCTTTAAGCCTTATTTCCTGCTGTGGGTTAGATGGTTGGTTAGCAGGCTGGACTACACCAGACTTGTTACGCTGTGAGGCGTCCCACTGCGCTTGCTCGTCTGGCGTTAGTGTTTCACGAAACTCGTACTCAAGCTGTGAAGTTGGTTTGCCAGTAGCAGTAGAAAGCTGGTCAAGCCCAGTGCTAATCTCAGACGCAGTTGTAGCGTTTGATATAGCGTCTACAAGCTCTGGGCTACCGCCATTAGCTGCGGCAAACTGCCCGAAGCTAGCAGCGCTAGGCAGTACGTCGCTGTCCCCACCAGTGGGGGCTTCATAGTCTATAAACTTCTTGACAGTGTCTTCAAACAACTGTCCTGTAGCAGTGCGAATAATTTGCGCGCCAGCAGGGTTAGTGCCTTCGATTGAAGCCGCCAACATTTCGCGGTTTTCGGCAGACATGTCGTAGTTGTCACCAGTACCACCAGACGACAAAGATGCTGTCATAGCTTGAGATAGAGCAGCGGTGCCGGAAGCACCTTGATAAGCTAACCCAGCTATTTCACCAAGACCCATATTGCTTGCCATAGTATGCAAGCTATCAGCCCGTGCGCGTTCAATTTGCGCATCAGCTTGGGCTTGCTCTTTCGCATCAAGCGCGGCGTATGCCTCGCTCTTACGATTGAAGACACCGCTCAAGTCAGCGGTTCCTCGTGTCAGGTATCCTAGACCTTCGGCAAATGCCTCTGTCATAGAGCGACGACGAATAGCGCGCTCTTCATCAGAGAGGTCAGAAGTGCCGTAGATTTTGTCCAAGAAGGTCTGGACAGTCCCAGCAGATTCTCCGCCACCCCCGCTGTCGGGAGGAGTAGCAGCGGAAGCAGACGATGTCTGGGACTGTCCTGCGCCCCCAGCAGGCGCGTTATCATATGTACCCATGCTGTAGTCCCCACCAGCGGGGACAGCGGTTGGGGTCGGTGTCGGTGTCGCCTGCGCAGCCGTGTCAGGGTACTGAAACTGGTCGGGACTACGGGTCTCTCTAGGAGGGTACTGGAATTGGTCAGGACTACGGATTTCTGGGCCATAGTCGCCAAGCATATACTCAGCCATCGGGTTGAGCGGTTGGCTAGCGTCCTGACCCATGTTCGTGAACAAGGACGGGTCTTGACTACGCATTCTAGCTACGTTGTCTTGTACGCCCATTGGATCAATCTCTTCGCCAAAGGACAGCATTTCTTGGTCGCCACCAAAGACAGCGTCAGCGCCGTAGAAGTCTCTGTAGATTTCTGTAGCTAGAGCCTCACGCTTACCACGGGCACGACCATCAGAGCGCTCGTAATACTGGTCTTGAAGCGCAGCGTACTCTGCCGCACTTTGTGGATCACCGCCCATAATGCGGTCATACGCAACGCGCTCAGAGCCTTGAAACTCATGGATGCTGAAACTAACTTGGTCGCCAAGGTCGTTAGCGTCTTTGCCCATACGATCAGCAAAAGAGCGTAGGTTGTCAAGGCGGTCTAAGCGGTGCTGGAACGCACCGAAGGAGCCTTCTGACGCATTGAACGCAGTTGGATTGCCACCGCTTTCAATCATGGCATTAGCTGCCATTCCGACAGCGAATTTAGGGTCGTAGCCCTCTGCAATGAAGCCGTTGATAATAGTTCTAGCTGCCCGTGGATCATAGAGACCACTAGGTGCTTGAGCAGAAACACCACGGTCGAACGTAGCCTGACCGTTACTTGGGCCTGCTGCTGGTCGTTGATACGGGGTGTCCCCACCAGTGGGGGGTCCACCCAGCGCGGTAGCAATACCACGGTCAGCCATAGGAGCTTGGTAGCTAGGTGCTTGGTACGTCTGAGTGTCAGGCAGCGGCTGTTGCGGCTGCTGTGGAGAGTTTGCCCACCCACCCTGCGCGGTTCTATAAGGCTGGCCCGCTGCTGGCCCAGCGTTCGTTCCACCACCTAGCAGATCACCAAGAAGGTCTTGTAGGAAGCTCATTTACTTTCCTCCAGCATAGGTCGATGCGCCAAGCTGTGCGTAGTTGAAAATTCCAGGATTGAACTGCTGGCTACCGGTGCCAGTGGTCTGTCCTTGCAGTGGGTTGCCTTGAAGACCAGCGAGAGCGGTGGCAAGTGACGTGTTCGGGTAGTTGACGTACTGATCGAACTGTCCTGCGCCTTGGCTCAGAATGTTCTGGTTCATCATCTGCTGCTGCCCGCCAGCTTGCTGCTGCTGATTAAGTGCACCTTGACCAAGGTTAAAGCCAGTCTGGGACGCACCGATCAGCGCGTTAGAAGCGTTGGTCTGTTGCCCAAGAGCACCAAGGCTCAAGTTAGCGTTAGACGTGTAGCCCTCCTGCAAGAGGCGGCTAACCATTTCGTTCTCGTTCCGTCCGTAGCGGTCCATAAGTTCAGCTTCGACTAGACCCTGTCGGGCACCGCCATAGGCGCTGGATTGCGCAGCTTGTGCGCGTACATCGTTCAGGCTGCTCGCCTGTTGGTCACGTAGTCGGCTGACGCTGTCAGTGATTACTTGGTCGCGGTACGGGTTGATAAACTGGTTCATCGTGTTGCTAACCGCATAAGGGCTAGCGGCGCTTGTTAAGCCCTGAGTGCCTGCGCTGTAAGCGTTAGCTGACTGTCCGAAGACCCCACCGTCAGTAGGAGTTCCGAAGCCAAGGTTTTGTGGTTGTGCTTGTGCTTGTGCTGGGGCATTGCTGTCGCCAATACTCATGTCATATATCCTTAATAAATGGCTGAGCCATCGCGCATACCGTCGTCTAGTTTTTCACGAGCAATTCGCGCTTTGTTCGCATCCATATTGTCGCGGTGTGCAGTGCTTTCTCTAACAGTGCTGTTGTTGCTAGCAACACTTGTTGCTGCCCCTGTTGATGCTGGTGCAGTACCTTTGGCTTCTCCGAAACCACCAGCCTCTGTCTGACCAGCCAGTAGGTTACCGCTTCTACTGTAGTAGTCAAGAATGCTCTGGCGCTCTGCTTGCTGCTCTGGGGACACACTGAGGTCTCTCATCTGGTCAAAAATCGACCCAGTGGAGTAGCCTTGGATACCCATCGCGTTTGTAGTTGGTTGCACTAAGTTTGTGCCCCCACCAGTGGGGAGACCGTAGGCACCAGCGGCGTCGTTAGCACCTTTGAAAGCTGCCATTTGTTGCGGTGAAAACGCAGCAATAGACTCACCGCGATTTGGTGAGTAATCTAGTCCAGCGGAGCTAAGTGCGCCAGCGATTGCGTTTGCTGACCCTTCTGCAAGCCGAGGGTCGATTTCAACTGATTGCGTGGTGTTTGTTGTACCACCTTTGCCGCCGCCGCCACTGCTCATTGTTCAATCTCCGACCACATTGTTGTGAATTTATGTCTCCAGCCGTGCTGCTTAAGCGCGCGTTCCCAGCCCTTGCGACCAGAGAACGACATGTACTTACAGCCAGCGCCTTTGGCTAGTTCTTCAAAGTGCGCTTTTCTGGAAATGATACCATCTAAGTTTCCGCCAGCAATCATAAAATGCAGGGCTTTGAACTGAGGAAAAACGTTGATCTGACATAAGCAAAAACAGTCATCGAACGTGTATAGCGTCAGATGCTGCTGCAACACCATAGCGGCGATGTCGTCAAACTTGTGGCTGTACTCTGCATGGTGCAGCGCCTGCTCAATTTCCTCACGCCACAGCATAAGGCCCTCCATCATGTCACCGACAGATTCAGCTAAGCTAGGCGGATCAAAGTGTGCGTTCATATTACTAGCCTGTGTTGGGGGAGGTAAGGTTGCCTCAATCCCCACTGGAGGGGACTGGTCGGGTTATTCCTTACCAACATGTGTAGCACAACTTGCTGCGCTTGTCAAGACAAAGTTTATCGCACTTCTTCCCAGTGGAATGAAATATCAGCGGTGACGTTGTTGGTCAGTGCGTAGAAAGTCACGCCAATCACCACCGCATTTGCACCGTCGATGTCGAGGCCAAACGGCAAACGATTGGACAAACCACGGCTTTCGCTGTTGCCTGTTGCCCGACCACCGCCTGCCGCTGCCGCCGCCGATTCAATTACAAAACCATTCGTAAAGCCTTGGCCCACGTCCTGCGAACTCTCCATGATTGAAAAAGGTCCGTCGCTGGTCCAAGTCTCGGTTCCGTCTAGGATTGGGACATAGTGGACCTCACTGTAAACCGTGCCACCCGTAGCGTTTACTTCGTAGCGCAGCGGGCTAAACCGCCCCCTGTTCTCAATACCGTTAAACGTAAGCTTGTGGCGCTGTGCGAAAAGCATCTGCGCGTTGGCTGCGCCGTTTGGAATTGCGACAGTGTTAGCGCCACGACTAAATGGGAACGATTGTAGGTTACTAGCACCGCCCTCAGTCGTAACCTGCGTACAGATTTGCTTTAGTGTTGCTGGTGCAGCAGTAACAGCCGTATTAGTGATTTCGTATCGCGCTGGCAAGTTTGCCGTGGTCATGTAGGTTGTAACCTGTGTGTTAGCGTTTTTGAACGTGTGGACGGTGATTAGCTGCCCTTCAATAACAACGCCCATACGGACCTGTCCGACGCCTAACCACTCAAGGTCAATGGTAAAAATCTGTGCCTTAGTCCAGTCGGCTGTTTTCCTGCTAGCACCGTTGCCGTCTAGCGCGTCTGTGTCCCAGTCAGCTTGGTACACTTTGCGCGCGTCGCTGATAGAGCCAGTAGAGTTTGACCGTAGCAAAACGTAAGTGCCGCCACCGTCTTGCCCGAAGAAGACGCCGTTCTTTGTTTCGCCATAACCAACTAGCTTATTGGTATTAGCTTGAAGCTCTCCAAGGACGCCAGTACAGAAGATTTGCTGCGATTTTCCTGGCTGGTAGCGGAAAAACTCGCGTGTCTGTCGAATTACACTGGCACCGCTTGTAGTCGGGACAGTTAAGTCGGCTGCGCTCTCATCAGGTAGGTGCGTCACAGTGCCACCACTAACGAGTTTTTCAACCCACAACAGCGGCTGTGTGTCGTACTGCAATTGGCTGTCGAAGATCGTCTCAGGGTTACTGACACGAAGCCGCCCAAATGCGTCTAGTTGTTCCATGCCTTGTCCTTTACTTAGCGGATACCATACGTCGTCCTCTGAGTACACCACCGCTTTTAGGACGGGATCGTACATCAATACGCCAGCTTGTCCAGCGCGCTCCATCACACCATCAGTCTGGTGAGGTAGCAGGATCGGCACTGGGTCGTTGTCTACTTTGATGCGTGACTCCGCAACCATAAATTGATACAGTTGCTGCGCCCATTGCTGGGTATCACGGAATTGCGACGGGTTTGGTGGAAGTGCGTTTGACATTATCTACGACCTGTCCCCCCTAGTGGGGATACATCTAGGCGAAGTTCGCCCAATTCACTGTCGGGTGTCACGAAGTCAACCCGTACCTTAACAGACCGACCTAGTGCGCGGGTCGGTACTGGATTGTTATATGGATACGGACCATACGTGTATTCCGTGGCGTTTGGAAACTGTCGCGCGATCAGCGTAAACGTCACGTCGCTAGGTGCTTCGTTGTCGGGGTAGATATAGCGCACAGCCACATTGCTCTCGCCACCAGCTAGCTCAATCGCGCCGCTCTCAACGAAGACCGTGCCGTCAGGCAGAACACCATCAGCCTCGTGTGTATAGATTTCACCAGCGGACGACACCATAATCGGGTCAAGGGTCACGCCTTTGTTCAAACCAGCGGTGCGGTCTAGCCTGCCTGTTGTCCAGTGGTTCTCGACGTAGTCCCAGCAAACGTAGCTGTCTAGCTCAGTTGTCGTTGACCCAAGAGATTGATACAACCACCAAACTTCGGAGAAGTCAGTGTTAGCAAACGCAGATATTTTTGACTTTTGCGCTAGGTCCATGTCGTCATACAGGAAGTCAATCACAGCACATGGTAGCTGTTGAACAGTACCATCAAACAACCAAAAGCTGCGCTCGCCCCACCATACAGCGAAGCGGTCAGTGCTAGTCACAGCCTCTGCCGCTAGGGGTCCGCAGTTCTCGCCTGCTAAGTCTACACTGTAAACGTAAGGAGGGCCGACGTACCTAGCAACGTGTGCATCATTCTCACCAAGGATAAGCACCTGTCGCAATACGTTGATGCAGCGTAGTAACTTGCCTGTTCCTGTCAGCGTTCGATCAATGGCTTGATTATTGACCCGTGGCAACCAGTTGGTACTGTCCTCAATTTCGGAGGTTTGAACACGCCGTGGCTCACCGTCTCCGCCAATGACCATAACTTGACGTTGATCTGTGACAGTTAGGTCTTGTACCGTTGTAGGTGCGTTAGGTAAAAGTGTCATAGTCAGAGAGACTAGGTCAAGCGAGTAAACACCGCCATTGTTGCGTACCCCAGCCAACAAAATTTCACCGAAGTTACCAAAATACCAGCGGTCAGGTGGGGTAGCTGCTGCGCCAGCGAGGTTGTTAGGCACACCATAGTCGCCAAAGCCGTATGGGTTCTGCCCGTAGCCAGACACTACTGACGGGTCTTTAGTAGCGTTGAGTGCCGCGTATCCTGCGTAAGTTATATCAGTGATTACGCCAACTTGATCCATGTGGTAAAGCGCGAGGTTTGAGCCGAATACAACATTTTGGCTTTGCCCTAGATCGCGCCACGCGTAAATATCCCTCACCGCTTCTAGAGCAGGGTCAGCAGTCAATGCTGGAATGTTTACTGTCGAAGAGTCCGTGCGCCGCTGCCACCCACCGATAGGACGAGTAGACCCGTCATGCCAGCGCACTAGGTTTCCGTCTGTCCAGCGGAACTTGCGTGTGTACGGGGTGCCGTTCTTGAGCATACCAGCAGGAAACTTGAGTGGGATAATGGGCATTTCTAGTCCTCACTGGTGGGGAGTTGCTTTAGTTCGTCTAGCTCACGCTGTATGTCTCTTAGTTGATTACCAAGGCTAGCTGCGTGTGGAAAGAACGTCTTAGTCATACACACAGGCCGCATGTGTAAAATTGTCACAGCAACCTCCCAGCACATACGGACCTGCCACTCGGCGGCAATCAGGCCGTTAAAGTCGCAGCCATGCGCAAACGTAACAGGCGCACCGTCGCGGCGCTCAAAATACGCGTCACCTTTCTGGTCACAGTCAACTCTGCGAAACGGCGGTGGCGGTGCCATTCGTTCAAACTCGACTAACCAGATAGCATTAACTGGTACAATAACCTCTCGCGTGAACGTGATGTTTTCAGCATCAACGGTAATGCTTTGCGGCTGCAAGAGCAAGCTTGACGGTAACAGTGGTACAGCCAGAAACAGGAACAGTGCTGCTGCTCCAAAATAGATAACCTCGGCTCTTACTTTACCCACGGAAGCGCCTCCTTTACTATCAGCCAGCAAGCCAGAAGTGCGGTAATCCAACGTGCTCCACCAGCCATAGAACTAACGACCCATTGACGGCGCGCGTCAGCAGTAATAAGCGCGCGCAACGCCTTTAGTTCTTCATCGGAAAGCTGTTCGCTCATGTTTTATCAAGCTTTCACTTTATTGTTTCATAGCCCACTGCACCGCTGCAATAAAGTCCGCCTCGGTTGCAGTACCACGAACCCGCCCCGCAGCAGCTTGTCCCTCAACTGCCTTGGCATCCTTGGCGTCCTTGGCGTCCTTGACTGCCTTATCCTTTGTAGCGTCTAATTTCCA